GACATGGAACACGCAATGATAGGTCTAAACAATGGCCAAGTTGCTGGTAACGGTTCAACAGCAAGAGAATTAGCTTCTTGTCAAAGTTGGATAGCTACTAACGATGTCTTTAATTCATCTGGTTCACCAAATGGTGCTTCACCAACTGGTAATGGAACTAATGCAAGAACTGACTCAGGTACAGCACAAGCATTTACAGAAGCAATGTTTACAAGTGCTTTAGACTTAATTTTTGAGTCTGGTGGTAATCCTGACACTGTTCATGTTGGAAGTTTTAACAAAAGAAAAATGAACGCTTTTAATGGTAGAGCAGACGCTACTAGAAGTGTTGTCGATAACAACGGTACTATCAATGATTACTTTGATGTTTACCGAGGTGACTACGGCACATTAAAAGTTATTCCAAACAGATTAGTAAGATCAAAAGATTGTCTAATCCTAGAGTCTGATAAATGGGCGATTGGTTATTTAAGACCATTCACTACACAAGATTTATCAGTAACAGGTGACTCTCAAAAATCACAACTAATCGTTGAGTACACACTTGTTAGTGAAAATGAAAAAGCTAGTGGTGGTGTATTTGATTTAACTACTTCGTAAATTTTAATTAAGGGGAGGGGATTATTCCCCTCCTTTTATTTATATGTGATTAACTTCCCAACAAGCATCACCATTAATAGTTTCTGCAAGAAATTTATGTTGGTTTAAAACTCTATTAAGTGGGTCACTTATCCAGTGATGATGTTCGTTATCCCAAAGAAAACCACCCATACCTTGGGATTGTAAATAAAAAGAAGCATCGTCACCTGATTTATTGTTTGGGTGACAAACAAAAAATGTTTTTGTTTCTGTATTATTAAAAATTTCAGAAATAACTTCACCTTTAATATAAAAAGAAATATTAACATCGTGTTGTCCGTCACCATCATATTTTTCAACACGAACATTTGAAACTTTATCATTAAAAGTATTGTTTTTAAATTGATCTTTAACAAACTTAATTAATATTTTTTGTAATTTTGATTTAGTCATTGTTTTATCCTTTTTGTTTTAAACGGGGATTATTCCCCACCTTTGAATTGATTAAATAAATCTTCTTGCATTTTTTTTTGTTTCTTCCATTCATCAAAAGAAATTGTTTCAAGGCCATTAGCTTTTCTTGAATACATTTCTTCATCGTAGTTATCTTGTTCAGTTTGACCAACCCAAACATTATTTACATAAGCCATAATTACTCCTTTTGTTTATAACGATGTTATACCCTATAACAATGTTATATGTCAAATAAATAATTAATAACCCTAAAAAACCTAGGAAATATGCCAAATTTTACTAAATTTAACCAAGCCTTTAATCCAGCCGATGTGCAGGAATTCTTTCATTATGACGAAGCGGAAGATAAGTCTATTATTTATAAAACGCAAAATGTGGAACCTATTTTAAATATGAACAAAATAGAAATGAACCACATTGATCAAAGCGGTGATATAATGAAACATGTTGCTTGTATTCCTCGCATAGTAATTGATCAATGGCGTAAAGAAGGAATTAATTTTTTTGATAAAAACGATTGGCCAAAAATAAAACAAAAATTAAACAGTAACGAATTTATGTATTTTAGAACACATCACGGAGAAATTTAATGGCATTAGATACATTTGCAAATTTAAAAACATCAATAGCAAATTATTTAAACCGCGATGATCTAACATCTTACATACCTGATTTTATTGCATTAGCAGAAGCAAGACACGGTAGAGATTTACGTTTACGTATTATGGAAAATGTAGCAACAGCAACCGCAACAGGTGGTCAAAACTATATTGATTTACCAACTAACTTTTTAGAGTTTAGATATGTTGCGTTAAACACATCACCAAAAATAGTTTTACGGTATATGTCACCTTTTGAATTAACAAAAAATTATGGTGGTGTTACAAGTGGAGAACCTATCTACCAAACAATTATAGGTGAAAAATTATACTTTGGTCCTACTCCTGATAGTTCATATTCTATTGAGTGGGCCTATTATTCTAAACCAACAGCGTTAAGTGATGACAATACAACTAATGCTATTTTAACTAACCATCCTGATTTATATTTATATGCATCGTTATTAGAAAGTGCACCTTTTTTAATGCAAGATGAACGATTAGGTGTTTGGGCAGAATTGTATAGGGAAGCTGTAAGAGTAGCGAATACATCTGATGAGTCTGGGCGACATTCTTCGGGCCCGTTACAAATGACAGCTAAGAGTGTAGGATGATTGAGTTCGGTCAGTTAATGTCTGACATGCCTTCTTTTCAAAATAGAGGAAGCATGAAAGTGGACAATGTTATTCCTTTAGCAAAAGGGTATAAATCTTTTCCATCATTTACAGAATTAACAACAACAGCTTTGACAGGACCAGCCGTAGGATTACATACGCAACTAAGTGCATCAGGCACAACGAACTATTGCGGTGATGCAACAAAATTGTATCAAATGAATTCTAGTATCGTCTTTGTCGATAAATCCAAGGGGGGTGGCTATAATAATTCAACTACAGAAAATGCTCGTGACTTTTGGTCCTTTTGCCAATTTGGTAACAGAGTTATTGCTACTAACTTTGCTGATAATATTCAGTCTTTTGTAGAAGGAACATCAACAGCTTTTGCCGATTTAGTTTCACTAAAAGCTAAATATGTTGCTGTTATAAGAGACTTTGTTTTTGCTGGATACACAAATGAAAGTGGCACCACATACTCAAACCGCGTAAAATGGTCAGGGATAAATGATCCTACCACGTTTACCCCATCACAGACTACGCTTTCTGACTCCCAAGATTTACCAGACTCAGGTAATATACAAGGCATAGTAGGAGGTGAAAGTTTTGGTGTTATCTTTACAGATAAAGCAATTTTTAGAGCAGACTTTATTGGTGCACCTTTAGTATTTCAATTTTCTAAAGTAGCAGATAATATCGGGGCCTTTGCACCTAAGTCAATCGCAAGTGTAGGTAGTGATGTATTCTTTTTATCACAAGATGGATTTTATAAAATTACTAACGGTTCAAAAATTACACCCATATCTAAAGGTAAAATTGATGAATTTTTTTTTACGGACTTATCGTCAAACTTTGACGGAATATGTTCGGCTATTGATACTAACAACAGCTTATATGTTGTTTCTTATCGTGGTTCTGGTGCTACTGGTTCTAGTACAATTAATAATAAAATGGTGGTTTATAATTATGCAACTGACTCATGGTCCACATGTTCAGGGCAAGATTTAGACTTTATAGGTACAGCTTCCCAAGAAGCATTTACAACATTAGAAAGTTTAGATGTATTAGGGTCATTAGATGATTTACCTAGACCGCTTGACTCATATTATTATCAAGAAGGTGTTCTTGGTTTAGCAGGATTTTCGAGCGCTAAAAAGTTTGGTAAATTTATGGGTGGGTCAATGACCGCTACCGTTGATACAACAGAGTTTGAAGGTGCTGAAGGTAAAAGATCAACGTTAATTAACGCACGTCCAATTGTAGACGCGAACGGAGAAAACACGACAATAACAGTTACACCAATCTCTCGTTCCTCCCAAGCAGACACATTAACTACAGGAAGTGCCGTAACCGTAAAAGCATCAGGTGATTGTCCTTTACGTACTAATTCAAGGTATCACCGATTAAGAGTTATCGTAAATGGAAACTTTACGAATATGCAGGGTGTTGATGTCGAAGCAAGACCCGAAGGAAAACGATAATGGCTGGCCAGTTTCAAGCTGTTCCGTTATCTAATCCAGTAGCAGAAGATCATCGACGACAAATAGCCATTGTTACAAACAACTCCTTAGATGGAAAATTAAACAGTACAGGTTCAATAACCTTAACAGCGTCAACAACGACAACAACGTTAAATGATAAACGTTTAGGTGGTGATAGTGTTATTGTATTTATGCCAACAACGTCAAACGCGTCGGCAGGAATAACCAGCTTGTATGTGTCCGCGCAAGGAAAACAAACCGCAACTTTAACGCATGCAAACAATGGTCAAACAGATAGAACGTACAAATACATCATCATCGGATAGAATAATTTCTTATGTCCCTCCTAAGAATGTTCATATTATATGGGGGCAAGTAGAACCGTTATTATTGAAAGCGGTCATGTATGATGACTTTTCGTATAATGGTCAAAACTTATTAGACGGTATCTTACAAAAAGATATGCAGTTATGGATAAGCTGGACACATAAAGTAGAGTCGGCCGTTCTAACGCAAATAATAGAGTATCCTAAATTTAAAGTATGTCGCTGGTTCTTAGCTGGTGGTTCTAATATGAAAAAATGGTTAAATCAAATGACATCACAAGTAGAGGATTGGGCCAAAGATAATAACTGTAAACGTATCGAATTAGTCGGACGTAAAGGATGGATAAAAAAATTAAAGGATTATGAAGCTAAACATATTGTTATGACAAAGGAATTAAAATGAGTAAAAGTGCAGGAACGCAAACAACACAAACAATTACGGAACCTTGGCAAACACAAGCACCGTATTTAGAAAAAGGATTTCAACGCGCGGAAGAATTATTTAATTCTGATGTACCTAATTATTACCCAAATCAAACTTATGTTCCTTTTGCCAATGAAACAGAGACAGCGTTACAATTAGCAAAAGCAAGAGCAACACAAGGTAATCCGTTACTTAATAAATCACAAACTTACGCAGACAATGTAATGAGTGGTGCATTTCTTAATCCATCAACAAACCCGTATTTAAATAATTTATTTAACACAATGTCGGATAGAGTAACCGCAGGCGTTAACTCCAACGTTTCACAAGCTGGACGTTATGGTTCCCCTGCACATACAGGAATGGTAGCAGACTCTTTAGGTAATTTAGCTAATCAAGTGTATGCCGATAATTATAACAGAGAACGTGCTGTTATGGACTCTATGTCAATGAGAGCACCAGCATTAGGTGAAATGGATTACAACGATATAGCTAAACTACAAACTGTCGGTAGTGCTAGAGAAGAATTAGCAGAAAGACAACTTGGTGATGCGATGAAACGATTTGAATTTGAGCAACGTAAACCATACGAAAAACTACGAGAGTATCAAGCAAGTGTTGGTGGTCCTTTTGGAACATCACAATCTACCATAACACCAATGACAAGAAATCCTATTATGGGAATACTAGGCGGTGCTTCTAGTGGTGCTGGTATTTACGATATGATTAATGCTACAGGTTCGGCTAATCCATACTTAATGGGTGGTGCTTTACTCGGTGGATTAGGAAGTTTTGCATAATGGGTGCATTAGAAAAATTATTATTTCCTGATTTAACAAATAATCCTACAGCAAATTTACTAGGTATTGATGCAGTAAGACGAGCAAGAGGGAGAGGGTTATTAGATGCTGGATTAAAAATGACAGCTTTAGCTGGTAAAAGACCAGCAACAGAAAATATTAATCCTGCAATGATTTTACAAGCTGGCGTAGAGTCAGGAATGAATACTTATGATAATTCAATTAATAGAGCAACACAACAATTACAAACAACAACAGCTTTAGAAAGTGAAGCACAAGCAAAAGACACTTTTAATAATTTAATTGCAAGTAATTTTTTAAATAATGAAGAAAAAGCATTTGCTTTAACATTAGGACATAAAGAAGGCGCTAAGTTTATTGCTGATCTTTACATGAACAAACAAAAAAATTTAGATAAAGTTCCTAGTGTAAAAGAAATGATAGTAATGAATACGGAAACTAATCAACCCGTATTAAAAGACGATGGTTCACCATTAAGAGAATATGTCAGTGTTAAAGATATTTTAGCTAATCCAAGTAAATATCAAATACCAGATAAAGAAGGAACCTATGCTAAAAATATCCGTGATTTTGAAAATTTATTAGGCCGTCAATTATCATTTGAAGAAAAACAAAAATACATCATGGCTGTAATGAACGGCAATGAAAAGAAAATTAGTGTTACAACAGATGATAGCGGAAACACAACATTTACTATTGGTGGCGATGGTCAATCAATGGAAAAGAAAACTAAACAAGATTTAGAAAAAGAAATTGTTTTAAATACAAAAAATTATCAAGCATTTGAAAGATTAGAAGAAGCATGGCGACCAGAATTTTCAGAAATACCAACAAGATTAGGTATTAAGTGGAACGCTTTTAAAGATTCATTAGGTGATTGGAATGTATTTGGTGATATTTCTGAAGAAGATAAACAGTTAATGGCTGATTATTATGAATGGGAACAACAAGCATGGGATGTAACAAACCAATACATTAAAGCTATCACAGGTGCACAAATGAGTGAAGCAGAAGCAAAAAGAATTATGCGTGCTTTACCAGACCCAAGAACATTTAGTGGTTCACCAACAGAATACCAAGCAAAATTACAAGGTGTAATGAAAAATGCTAGGCTATCAATTATTCGTAGTAACTTAATGTTAGCACAAGGTTTTGATGCTTACGATAGTAATGGTAAATTTGCACCAGAACAATTTATGATTTTAGCAAATGTTGAAGATACATTTAATAAAATTGGTAATCAAATGTTTCAAGATTTAAGAAAAGATGAAGCATACGATAGTTACACTGATCAAGATTTAGTAAAATTAATTTTTAAAGAATTAGAAGCAAAAATTGGAACAACAAAAGATACATCACAATACGATGTTAATTATTCGGATATATTAAATTTATGAGTGAGCAAACAATAGACTTCTTTAACATGTTATCTGAACAAACAGATACGTCAAAAAAAGTAAATAATAACATTCCTGAAAATGCACCAGTAATGAAAGCGGACGATGGTCCTATAATGAATTCAAGTAATAATGACTCTAAAGCAGAAGGTATGTATGCCCCAATTTTAGAAAACAATTACATAGATAATTCAGGCATAGCCGTAGGGTCTTTACCGCGTGATAGTTTTTACACAGTTCAAGCATACGCAAAAAGTAAATTTCCTAACATGCCATTAGATCAATCAATGAAACGTTTTGGTGTAGCAGACGGAAGAATATTTTACATGGGAACAGATGGCAAAAGATATTATGCAACGCCTAATTTTTCTGCTGTAGTACAAAATCCAGCTAATATTGATGAATTTGCTTTACGTGGCACAGGTCCAGCTATTCCAATTGTTACAGGAACAGGCGCAGGCATGGTAGGTATGACAACAGGACCCGTTACAGGCGTAGCTTCTGCTATGGCTGGTGGTGGTGCTGGTGATGTTATTAGACAATCATTATCAAATTATTATACAGGCGAAGAAATGCCAATAGGTAAACGTGCTGGTTATGTTGGTAAATCTGCTTTGATGGAAGGCGGAGGTCAGTTAGCTGGTAATATATTTAATAAAGCAATTAAAACTGTTTTATCTAAAATGCCAAATAAATTAGGTAATAAGTTTTCTATATTTGATACAAAAGCAAAAGATGAAATAGTAAATATATCTAATAAGCACGGTATTAAATTAACAACAGCAGAAATAAGTTCTGACCCAGCGCTTATTAGGATGCAAAAAATGTTGGCAGGCGTTTCGGGTAGTGATGAAATCTTAGAGTCATTTTATAACATACGAAATAAAGACGTACAAAACGCTTTATTAAATATGTTTGAAACACTTAATACAAATAAAGCATCGGCTAATTTAATTTATAAATCAGGCATTGAGTCGGCAGAAGGTATAATAAAAGGTGAAAGTAAAATTTTACAAGATCAAGCAAAAGCCTTATATTCAAAAGCCTACGAAGTTAATAATGTTAACACATCAGAAACATTAGAATTATTAAATACTTTAATAAGTACAGCAAAAGGCAACAATCTTTCTCAATTACTTAGAGTAAAAAACATGTTGTTTAAGGATGTAGAAATGCCAGTGTCAGGCCCTACAATGGGTGGTAATTTACCATCACAAAATAAATCAGTTGTAGAAACTAGCTTGCAAGCATTAGACGGTGTGAAAAGAGAAATAGACGACATTATTAATCAAGCTGGTAAAAGTGATAAATCTATTGCCCCAGCAAATAAAGTTAACTTTGTTAAACTAAAAGAAATGTTGCTTAATAATATGGATGAAGTTTCACCTGAGTATGCAAAAGCAAGAGGTATATACGAAGCAGGCATGCCGAATGTAACAGCTACCGCTACAGGCATGGTAGGATATATTGCTAAACAAAATCCTAATAGATACATTGACATTGGTAACATGTTGTTTAATTCTAAAACAAGCAGTATTGCAGATATAAAAAACGTTAGAGAAGCATTTAATAAATTTGGATACAATAAAGAGTTTGATCAAATTGTTGGTGCATATTTAGAAGAAAGTTTTGAAAAAATATTAAAAGATGAAGTAGTTGGTCAAAACTATAATCTCGCTGGTAAATTTTATAATAAATTATTTGGTAATCAAAAACAACGTGAAATGATGTTGGAAGCTATGAGCAATAATCCTAACTTTGCTCGTGACTTTGCAGATTTAATGTTGGTGTTTAATGGGACACAAAAAGCAATGAAGTCAGAAAGTATTACCGCATGGATGCAACAAGCCATGAAAGAATTTGCTGATGAGTCTAAATCATTAACAGGTCAAGTAGTTAAAACATTAGAAATTTGGAACCAGCCATCACGAATAGCAGGGTTCTTAGATGATTTAAAGAAAGATAAAATGGCTGTTAAATTTGCTAACATGCTTACAACAACAGAAGGCAGAAAAGAATTAGCAAAATTAAGAGACATAGGAATTAACACAAAAAAAGGCGTAATTGTGTTTACACATTTTTTAAATGGAGGAACAATTACCAATTTAACAGAAGGTCCTGAAAAGGATGTTGAAATGGGCCAAATGGAAAAAGGGAGTTATTAAAAAATGGCAATAAAAGATTATTCAACAACAGCAAGTAGCAATAGTACATTAAGCGGAATAAGTGTTGCTGAAGGAATGGCACCATCGTTAGTAAATAACGTTATTCGTGCTGATATGTCTGCACAAAAAGAACAATGGGGTGATAAAGAATGGTTTACTTTGGGAGACGGAAATACTGTCAACACTTACACTAGAACAGGTGCTACAACTGTTACTATTGGTGCTGATGTTACAGGAAGTCATCACGTAGGCAGGCGTGTAAAAGTAACAGGTGCTAATACATCAACAACAGGTATCTTTGGTAAAATAGCTTCCAGTTCTTATTCTTCACCAAACACAACAATCACAATAACATTTGACTCAGGGTCAATTCACGCAAGTGACAGTAATCCAATTTTATATCTTGGCTCAACATTCGTTGGTCCATCAACACCTGTCATCGATACAGACGCAATGACGGAGGACAGCGCAATCTTACCTCCCTCACAGCAATCTGTAAAAGCATTTGTTGAAAGTGGTTCATCAACTTTAACAAATAAAACATTAACATCACCTGTTATTAATACAGGCGTAAGCGGTACAGCAATACAAGATGATGATGGATTTTCTTCTGCTTCTGCTTCTAAACTTGCAAGTTCAGAAAGTATAAAAGCGTACGTGGACGCACAGGTAGATAATCAAGACGTTGATATTGACACAGACTCAGGAACTATTGCTATTGATTTAGATGACGAAACGTTAACAATTTCTGGTGGAGAAGGAATTGACACGTCGGCAACATCTAACACAATAACAATAGCGGGGGAAGATGCGAGCACATCAAACAAGGGTGTTGCTTCTTTTCATTCTGATAATTTTTCTGTATCTTCAGGTGCAGTAACAATTAAAGATGGAGGGGTAGCTAATGCCGAATTAGTAAATTCTTCTATTACCGTTTCCGATGGTTCAAACACAACAGCAGTTTCACTAGGTGGAACAATAACATATTCTGCTGGCGAGGGTATGGATGTTACTGAAAGTTCAGGCACCGTAACTTTTGCTGGTGAAGATGCAACAGTATCAAATAAAGGTATTGCATCTTTTAGTACAAATGATTTTGCAGTATCCAGTGGTGCTGTCTCAGTAAAAACAGCAGGCGTAAGTGACTCACAATTAGCAAGTGGTATCGATGCTACTAAGATAGGTAATGGGGACGTGACAAATACCGAATTATCAAGAATAAATTCAGTAACAGAAAACGTTCAAACATCATTAGATGCCAAAGCAGTAAAATCAAATAACCTTAGTGATCTAGCGTCCTCATCAACAGCAAGAACAAATCTTGGTCTAGGAACAATTTCAACACAAGCTAGTAATAACGTTAGTATTACGGGAGGTACAATTTCAGGTTTAGGTTCGCCCAGTTCAGGAAGCGAGCCAGCTACAAAAACGTACACGGATAATTTAGTAGCAGGATTAAAAACAAGAATTATATGTCGAGTAGCAACAACAGGCAATGTTGACTTAACAGCAGATTTACAAAACGGTGATACAATTGACGGGGTTGCGGTACAAACTGGAAATAAGGTTTTAGTAAAAAGCCAGAGTAGTGCAAGCCAAAATGGTATTTATACCGTAGTCGCTTCGGGAACGGCACAAAGATCAACAGATTTTGATAGCATAGCAGAATTATCGGGCCAAATGGTAGTCATACAAGAAGGCTCAACAAACGACAATAAAATATTTTTATGTACGACTGACTCAGACGCAACTTTATCGTCAGACTCAATAACATTCTCACAGGTTACTCCAAGCAATACAGGGACCGTAACAAGTGTAGGAATATCAGGTTCAGAATTTACGATAGGTTCTTCGCCTGTAACAAGTTCAGGGACCATTACTTTAGCAGTTAATAATATTGACGCGACTAAGATTGGTGGCACAAGTAACGTGTCGAATACTGAATACAATTTTTTGAATGGTGTAACTAGCGCTATTCAGACCCAGTTAGATGCAAAGGCATCGACTGGATTTTCAACAGCAATAGCAATTGCATTAAGTTAAGGAGAGTAAATGGCAAACAATTTTGATGAAAAATCATTAACCATTAGTAATGCTTCCTTGACGGATATTTACACGGCTTCAAATAAGTCAATGGTCGTAACTGGCACATTAGCAAATACAGGCACAGTGTCAATAAATGTAACTCTTAAAAAATACGATGCAAGTGGCACGGCTACTTTCACTAAATTTAAAGATGTTCCAGTTCCCGTCGGTTCGGCATTAACTATACCAAAAATCGTACTAAATGCGTCCGATAAAATTCAATGTCAGAGTTCATCGAGTTCTGGTTTATTAGATGTGTCACTAGAATTATTAACGGATATTAGCTAATGTCATATATCGGAGTAGAACCAAAATCAGGTTTCATAAAAGCAGATCAAGAAAAAATAACAGGACAAACAACTAACTACGTTAATTTGACAAATAGTATCAGTACACTTGATGACGTGCAAATCTGGGTCAACTATGTCATTCAGGACCCATCTACACTAACTTTAAATTCGACAACACAAGTTGGCCTAGGTGATACTTTGGTTTCAAGTGACGTGGTGTTGGTAACATATTTAGGGCAGTCAGTTGCTACACAAAGTCCCCCAGTGGGAGGAGTGTCAAATGATATGTTGGCAGGAAGTATAGCAAACTCTAAACTTGCTAATAGTTCAATAACTCTAAACGGCTCGGCAGTTTCTTTAGGTGGCTCGGCTAGTGTAGGTCAAGCAAATGAGCCATGTTTTCACGCATACAGACCAGACAGTTTTTTAGCTATTCCTAATGACACTTATACAACTGTGTCAGTAAGTAATGAATTGTTTGATGTAGGCTCGGCTTTTAATACAAGCAATTATAGATTTACACCACAAGTTGCAGGAAAATATTTTTTGTATGCCAATGTAGTTTGGGATGGAAATATAAATAGTCAAGGGGGAATACTAATACAAAAAAACCAACAATTTAATAGTACCGATATGAGAAGAAATTTTAATTATGCAACAGCTAGTTCTGGTGTTCATGTAACAGGTATGTTTACAGCAAATGGAAGTTCAGATTATTTTGAATATAGACTTTATCATAAT